CAGCATATAGAAATTTTGTAAATAACATTATCGATGGACAATCCCGGTCGGTTGAACAGCTTCCGACGTCTGTGACTCTTACTGGGTTTTACGCACCATCGATTGATCCAACATCAAAAACTTTTATGGTTTATATTAGCGATGCAACACCTGGACTCGAAATTAAACCCGGTATGATCATTACTGGGTTGAATGGAATTCAAGGTCGCGTTCTCGTTAAATCGTACACATCGAATGTGTATGGGTCAGTTATTATAAACCCAGGTCCTCCATCTATTTCGTTTCCGTATGTTTCTGCTGTAACTGCTATTATAAAAGGATCGGGTAGTGTACCAATCGCTCCGAGTTCTCTTCTTCAATTGACGTTCAAATATGAGTTGGAGATTATATCAAGGGCACGTGTGTTTCGCGGACCAGTTGATAATTCAAACACATTTACAGTATACGTTGTAGAACAGTTTGATGGTCCGACACCAGACAAGGACTGGACAATCGAAGGACTCACAAAACCATCTGAACTTATTGTTGATGTTACTGGAATTATTACTATAAATAGTGTAATCTACGAATCTGGGACATCCAATGTTGTTTTAGGAACATCCGTCAGACCCCAAGACTATGTTTATAAACTTAATGTAACATCAAGTGTCAAACAAACCTTACCTTTACCTGGTTCAATTGTTACTACAGATTTTTATTCTCCAACTGCGGATATTCAAAGTAAATACTATTCCTTGTATGATCCGAAAATTTTTGATCCAACTGATATAAAAGGTCAAGCTGGACAACTTCGTGATTTAAACTCAAATGTATCAACTACAGAGGGACCTGAAGTGTATCATACTGTAGTTGACCGTGGTTCAGGTGTTGGTGCTCTTATTTCGATGGCTGCAATAGGCGCTCAAGAACCATATATGTTCGGGGGTAATTCAAGTTGGATCCCGGAAGTGAAACAACACACTGAATTTTCAATTACACAGCGTTTGTCTGTGCCATTGGCTAATGTTGGTGGTTATCTTGGAAAAACTGTTCAGGTTAATTTATTTCCAAGAGAATGCGGAGATCTCTTGTCAAACATGTATCTCCAGTGTTCTTTGCCGGGTGGATATACATACACAGAACTTGTCGGTCGAGCAATAATTGATAAAGTGGAGTTTATGGTTGACGGTGTGGTATATGAAAGTATTACAGACGATTGGTATATAATTCATGATCAACTGTTTTTGGATGCAGACGAGAAACTTGGTATGTACCAAGCAGTAAGCAACGGAACACCGGAAGGCACAAACGTTGACGCAACAGGAACTCTCAACTTGATTGTGCCACTCGATTTTTTCTTTTGCGATCGGTTCAAGCATGGAAAAAAACGTATCAAACCTTACTTTCCTTTGTGTGCGGTTACATTATCAACCGTGTCTGTTAGATTTACGTTTAATACAAAAGCGTGGATTACACAATCAACTGATAACATAGATTTGATTAATCCACGATTGATGATTGAGGAAATACACTTATCAGCTAAGGAACGTATGTATTATCAATTTAATCCTTTGACTTTCAAAGTTCCACGTGTATGGAAAGAATCTAGTCAGACATATTCAAATGGTTTGGCTCGACTTAATTTCACAGCTAAATTTCCAGTTGCTATGATGGTATGGTTTGTTCGAAACAAAGCATATGAAACACAAGATCGTTATTATTTCGAATCAAGATATTCATATGGATATACATCCGAGTATATCCAAAGTGCTACACCCGTGACGTTCTTTAATGGCGTGTCACTCAACTACATTGATACGATTGATTATGCAACAATGTACTTGAACAATAATAATATTCTTTCAAACTTCCCCGGTGGGTTGTACTATACGTTTAAACAACCATTGGATCACGGTCTCTCTGTACCTACCAAAAGTTTATACATGTACTGTTTTAGTGAACGTCCTAGTATTTACAACTCGGGTGGTACACTCGATTTTAAAACACTTAATTCACAAACTTCTCATTTAGACATTAAATTTTTAGAGCAATATGCACCACAAATTGCAGCAAACTTTTCTTTGAATTTGTTTTATTATGGTTACGTAACATTGAACATACAGAATGGTGTATGTACGCTCTTGTAACTTGATGATTAACGTTTGACATATTGTTTTCACCAGATGGTTCGTTCAATAAATTTCGTTGTTATTATACAGTTTGAGTAATATTTATATAACCATTGTTAGTTGATCCACCGGAATTGGTGGTCCCTATGATTGTAGAACCGGGGATAAGATAAGAAGTCCCTGGGGAGCAACCCCAAGTTGCTACTAATCCTGGTTCATACGTACCTGACGTTGTTCCTCCTGAATATCCACCACCACCACCCACTATATATAATGGGTTAGCAGTTATATCGAAATCGAAAAATTCACATCCGCCACCACCCCCACCGAAACCACCAGGGTATGGAGTTCCTAATGTACCCCCTGTACCACCGAATGCTCCGTTTGTAGTCGTAAGTCCTCCACCAGTATCATATGTTCCACCCGAACCATCGGTACTTATACCTGCACCTGAACCACCTGATGTACCTGTAACACCGCCGCTACCATCACCCTCCGATACTAAGGGGTCAGATGCTTGTGGTGCACCTGCACCCCCGGCAACAAACAGCCATAAACTATTTGTCAGGTCGTATATGAACGTCCCCCCTGCTCCACCTACCTGATTAGGTGATGCTTGTCCTATAACGTATTCGATAGTTATAGGCTCAGTTATTGTATATTCAGCAGAAAACGAAGAATACGAACCGTAAGTACTATTATAGCCAAATAGAGTGCCAGTTCCAGACATTGGGCCCGCCCCACCTGCGAGTTCGAAAGTATAAGTTCCAGGAGTTAGGTTTAGGGTTTCTATCGTTCCCGTATATGCCAAGTTCACTTGAATGAGCGTATACGCATTCACAGAAGTGCCGCCCGCCTCTCCGACACCGGTCGCATTCACACCGGCAACTGTGAAATAATATTCGGTGCCGGGTGTCAACCCCGTGTAAGTATAAGAGAACGAGGATATGGACACGTTCTCAAAGCCTATTAATCCATCGAGCACTGAATAAGCATATACGTTAAATGAAGTCGCGTATTCAGGTACATATTCGAACCACACTACATCTATAGTTGTTGCCGTCACATTTGGTGGATCGGGATACCCCGCCGTAGGACCAAAACCGGGAAGAGGAAGGAGGGTGCTTATCGGGTCGGACGTCGTCGGTGGACCATTACCCGTTGCATTCGAAGGTGTGATCGTGAACGTGTATTCAGTATCCGGTACCAAATCTGGAAACGTGAGAGTCGTCCCGGATGTCGTTTGCGTAGTTGATGGTGGTGATGTCTCAATAGAGTAAGAAGTTGCGTACAAGGCTGGACTCCATATCAGGTCGACGGTGGTTTCCGTTGGGCTGGACGTTACGAAACCAGTAACAGCATCTGGAAGAGGCAGAGGAAGCGTACTTATCGGGTCGGACGTCGTCGGTGGACCGTTACCTGATGCGTTCGAAGGTGTGATCGTGAACGTGTATTCAGTACCCGGTACCAAATCTGGAAACGTGAGAGTCGTCCCGGATGTCGTTTGCGTAGTTGATGGTGGTGATGTCTCAATAGAGTAAGAAGTTGCGTACAAGGCTGAATTCCATATCAGGTCAACTGTAGTTGCGGTTGGGTTGGACGTCACGAAACCAGTAACAGCATCTGGAAGAAGAAGGAGCGTACTTATCGGGTCGGACGTCGTCGGTGGACCATTACCCGTTGCATTCGAAGGTGTGATCGTGAACGTGTATTCAGTATCCGGTACCAAATCTGGAAACGTGAGAATCGTCCCGGATGTCGTTTGCGTAGTTGATGATGGTGATGTCTCAATAGAGTACGAAGTTGCGTACAAGGCTGGATTCCATATCAGGTCAACTGTAGTTGCGGTTGGGTCGGACGTCACGAAACCAGTAACAGCATCTGGAACAGGACTAGATATACTCGGCCATGCGAGATATTTGATCGGTCCTCCGAATCGTCCCCAATCTCTTTGGAGGTCAATTCGGGCCGTATGTGTTTGGGTTATTAAAAAGCGGTGCGGTTGGCGTTTGTACCACGCGCGTTCCTGATCCGAAAGGTGAATCATATGGGCCCACAAAGTGAAGGTGTAACTCGAAGATGCGTCACGAATCTTAACTTCAATGTCATGATACTCGAGTGCGACGAGCGGAAACGCACGTGACCAATCTTTACAAAAGAAGAAATGCAAAGGATAAAAACTCGACGGTACGTTTCGTTCAGACCAGGTGGTCGCTTCCGTGACGGGCCAAACCTGTGAAGAAAATGTCGTATCCTGTGAATCGACAAGTTGACCACCGATAAAAAGATCGACGCGCGCGAAACCTGAGATTGGAAATGTTGAAAGTTGTACATTGGTTACCGGATCACTGGCCGTGAGATAACACGCACCGAGAAGGTCGCCTCGCCTATCAAACCGAACCGTGTCGCTATTAAAATTAAACTTTTCGACAGACATTCCGTACGAAACATGCCGGCGGTACATTGAACGAAAAAATGACGTTT